TGTCAAAGCCGCAGCAGCGGGATTAGGGCTTAAAGCATTAGCGGGCTCAGTAGCAGCATTTATCGGGGCGGCGTTGCCGTTCGCCCCGTTAGTTCTTGCAATTGGAACCGCTATAGCTTCTACAGTGGTTTACACAAAAGAATATAACAAAACCACTAGAGCACTTGAAGGTGATTTAGCAAAATTAAATAACATTTTAGATGACGGAAAAGACGCAGCAGAGGCCTCAGCGGAAGTAAACAGATCGTGGTCTAAATCTATCGAGGAAGCGCTTGGGCCACTTGGATTCCTGCTGAAAAAAATCGATGGTGTATTTGGCGAACCAATAACTAAAGCTACATTTGTAGTTGAAAAACTCACAAAGGGGATAGGACTATTTTTCGGGATGATTAAAGACAATGCAAAGATTGATGCAACAAGAAACAGCATGATCGCATTGTCAGGAGGATTTGAAAAAGCGAGCGCTAAGATGGAAGCAAATAGATTAAAAATGGCTGAATTAAACGTAGAAACGCAAGAGTATAGAAACCTCCTTAAAGAAAACATTAATATTCAGCAAGGTGTAGTTGACGCAACTAATAGCAGAATTGAAAAACTTAAAAACGAATTAAAAGCATTAGACGAAAATGGTAATGGCAACGGCAGAGTTGCAACAGCAATCAAAAAGCAGATTGAGGTTCTTCAAAGCGGATTGCCTGCACAGGATCAAAGACTTGCAAAATTAAGACAAGAATTCAAAGACGTAAACGCAGCAGCTGGCGCTAACGACTCATTAACGACAAGTTATCAAGCTGTGTCGCGTGCCCGCAATGAGGCAAATGCTTCTATCGACGCAACCCGTGCAGCTCAGGAGGTGCAAGCAATGGCAGCTGTTCGGACTGGGTTGCTAAGTGAGACTGAGGCACGGGCAATGGTAACAAAAGCCGTAGTAGATGCAAATGCAAAGAAACTAGCAAATGATGAACATGCGTTACAAGAGCTAATAAGATTGAGAGATGAAGAGAAAATTACAGAAGTCAAATTTCAAGAGCAAAAAGAGCAAATCGTAGGCAAGATCAAAAAATCGTTAGAGGATAGGATTGAATCAGAGAAGGCCGCAAAGGCAGCAATTATTGCTGCTATCGAAGAAAGACTAAGTGCTTATCAGCGCGAGCAACAAACAATTGCTGGCAATGTGCAAGCAATTAATACATCACTAGGGCAACTTGGCCAGATCAATACAAGCGGCATCGGTGCATTCAAGCAACTAGCGGATGCATCAACAAACTATGAAATAGCAGGTATTGAAAAAGCTAAGGCTGCAAAACTCAAAGCTATTGACGCAACGTACAAAGACGGAGCCGCTAAAGAGGCAGCCAAGCAAAGAGTGGAACGTGCTTTTGAAAGAGAAAAGCAAAAGATCCTACAGGCACAGCAAACCTTTGCAGAGCAGGCACAACAGGCAACATTTGCAGCAAAACAGGCTGAACTAGAACTTTGGTATGCGCAGCAAACAGTTCAAAACCAGCTTGCTCAGGTAGAGGCAGGAATTGCGATCGAAAGAGCAAAAGCCAATGGCGCAACAGCAGAAGAAATAAGGCAACTAGAAAACGTAAAAAGGCTTACCGAATTCCAAGGCACTTTGCTTGAGGATCAAAAGAGGCTTAAAGGTGAACTGCTAAGCATTGAAAATCAGGCAGCTGAGGCAGGGTTAGCAGCTAAAGCAAGAGCTGACGGAACTAGAACCGCGTTCGCTGGATCAGTTGAGAACGTTGGTACGCTCTCTACAAAGATGGATGCTTTCACGGGGAAAGTTCAAGCGGTAGCAGACAAAGCCAAGGCATTCCAGACAACGTTAGGCGAGGTCGGGACAGTGACCGCACAGCAGGTTGGAGACAGTGTGCGCGATAAGATCAACGCGGGACTAGGGGCAATCGACACAACGCAGGTTGAGAATTCACTCAGGCAGTTGGGGATACCGCCAGAAATCAGAGCCACAATCGCAGAAGACATGACCGCTTCGATCCTGTCTGGTACTGCTGCAGGTGTTGATCAAGCAAAAATGAAAGTAGTTGAGGTATTTGGCAATCAAGGCTTTGTGCCAAAACAGATGATTGAAGATCAGCTCGTGGGTGCCTTCACAAGTGGTGGTCAGATGAGCATTGTGGCTGCTAAAAACGAATTCGACAAACTGCCTGATGCATTGCCATTTGAAAGAATTGCGCAGATTCTGGGCAGCTCATTGGAAGGCGGCACAGAGGCAGGCAGATTGGCGCTAAATGCATTGACGTTGGATGCAACAACTGTTGAGAGAATTAAAGAAGCTGGACGGGCTGGCCTTAAACAAGCCGGGACAAATGGCGCCACAGACTTTAATTCTGCAATGCAGAAAACAACACCAGAACTTTCAAAAGCCGTTGCTACTGGTGTTAAGAGTGGTCTTACTCAAGCTGAGGTGGAAGTTGAGGCATGGGGAACTAGGGTCGGCGCAACTGTTGAACAGGCGGTTTCAGGCGCAGGGACACAGCTAAGCAAAGGAATCGTTGCCGAATTAAACACCGTAACGGGTGAAATCGAAACGACCTTTGGCACGCTTCCCGAGAAAATCAATGGCGAACAAATAAGCGGAAAAATCAGAGATTCTCTTTCAACACCGATTGCGGAAGCTGCAGAAGCATTGTCAACATTGACCGCGCCTGATGGACTGAAAGATTCGATCATCGCGATTGAAGGTGGATTCATCAAAGCAGAGGCTGCGGGACTTAGCAAAGAAACAGCGACCGTTGCACAGCAAGCAAACAAGGCAAAAGGTAGTCTGCAAAGACTGCCTTCAACAATGAGTCAAGCCTCTACAAATGCAGGGCGATTTGCGCAACAGCTAGAGAGAGCAGCAAGAGCCGCACAAAGAGCCGCCCAATACAAATTCGCGGGCGGTCCCGTTTCCCCTGGGCAAACCTATACGGTCAACGAATTTGGCCGTGAAATGTTCCAATCAAACACTGGCCGCATTTCAGAGATCAAGGTGCCTAAGTTTGGGCAATGGACGCCACCGACAAGTGGCACCGTTATCCCTGCTCACATTGCAAATCAAATTCGAGATGACAAAGAAAACGCGAAAGTAAGCAAGGCCATGACCAGCATTGCATCTACGGGCTTGACAAAGATCAAAGTTCAGCAGGCCAGCAACGACTCAGGCAATCTTCAAAGGGCATTGGTTCGTGAACTTAAGAAACTAGACAATGGCGGGTCAGTATCAAATCAAATCACAATCCAGAGCCAAGCACCTGTAAATGACGCAAGCCGGATGCTTGCAGAGATGAATCGATTGAGGGCATATCGCAGATGAACCGGAACCCTGAGACGGTCGAAAAGTCCGATGGCCCCTGCACTACAGTTGTCCTTTGGTAGTTACAACATCACGCTGGATCGGTTCGGCGGTGGTGGTGCTCAGCGAACCTATGTAGACACAGCGACATTAAATTTTTCGACGACAGGAACAGCAATTCAGTCTGGCAGCAGTCGAGCGGCACGCCGTTTATGGGCTGTTGATTTGCTTATGAATAAAGCAGACGCCTTTGAGTTGCAGGATTTATATGAAGATTGGGATACAGCAAGAGCGGGAGGAAGCGCTGCAATTATTAGTTTGACTGATCAAATTACTGGAAGGAATAGTTTTACAGCAAATACAGTATTTACTGAAGCCGTCAACATTGAGCTGGTAGGCAACGGAGCACCTTTGTATAGGGTTAGCTTTAGCCTGACTGAGGTGTGAGATGACTTGGCTAATAAATACAGCGGCCGAATCAACTTTAACAATTGGTGGCACAGATTATTCAAATAATTTAATTACGTTTCAAGTAACAGATTCTTCAATCATTGGTAGCGGGATAATTACGACGCAGGGCCGGATACAGCTTGGAGAGCTGCCAGGCCAGACAACATTGCTTGACTACGGAAAAACAAAATTTGCCAGAGGCGCCGCAGTAACTTTAGACCTGACAATAGACGGGACTACAAGGCGACACCCGAGAGGGTCAATGATAGTAATTGACAGCAGTTATAACAACACCGATAGAACGGTAGAAGTTAATATTGGATGCCTATTGACAATGTACGGGATAACTGATGAAGTTGAAAATATAAAAAATAAAACGATATTTGATTTAGACGATGAGTGCAAATTTAATGACTTAAGCAATGCTCTAGTGATGGAGCAAAGATTTATCTATGTGGACGGTAATGGCACTATACAAAAAAGAAAGTTTTATGATGGTGATGGGCTGGGCAGCAATTTGGCATCACCGGCCTGGGTGTCTGTCAGAGATCACACAGCACTAAGCAGCCAGCCGCTAGGAGTTGGCGGTGTAGTCCCCGACAAAATCGTGGTGACATATACATGGCTGACAGATGAAGAACTCGATGAAGACGATGGCAATTTGTCGGATGACAGCGGGACTAGATACACGCAAGACACCAGTGAATCTTTTTACTGGCTAGAGCATCCGGCTAATTTAAAAAGAAAGCAAAAAGTTTGTTCTACAATTAATGGCGTAAAGACGTGTGAGGTTCGTGAAATATTTGATGGTAAAAGAACGTTTAGTGTAAGCAAGACAACAACAGATAGAACGTATTACGGCGGACCCGGTGGAAGTACCTCAGAGCAAACATCAGTAACGGTTGGGCCACAAGTAGAACTTAACGGCGCATATTACGGTGAACTTTACAGTTATGAATTAGCAAGAAATGGCGGGAACCCCTCAGGCGTTCAGATGCGAGGATTAGACAACGTAACGCAAGGTTATCAAGAGAGGACTTATGAATATGGGGCAGGCGGCGAGGTTAAAAAGACAGTAGACAAAACATTTAAAAATGTCATTAACGCTATGAACGCTAATGATTGGAGAGCATCAAACACAACAGACTTTGAATCATCAAGTCCTTTTTCACAGACAACAGGTGGGGTCCAGCGTGGATTTTTAACAAGCGTTCCAACAAATTCTTTTTTCCTGCAACAGCAAGTTACTACAGTCTTTGAATATTACGACGACCGGACGGTAGAAACAACGACAACATTGGTTAGCTCAGCTGATTGCAACAATACCGGCATATACCCAAAAGAAGGATCTAGAAAATTGCAAAACTTAGATGCAACAGCAAATGGCATTGAGACAAGCACAAGGCGAACATCATTAAGTGGGCTAGTAAACCCACCGCAACCAGACAGGATTGGAGACGGAACAGCGGGCAAAGTAACAAAGTCTGCAACCGTTGAGGATGTTTCTCAGCGATATTCTCCAACTAGCGCAGGATCAGTTGTATCTGAATTGCAAGTCCCGTATCAGGTAGATGCAGACACTGAAGAGACAGCACGCGAAAGAGCTATTGATTATGCGCAATACACAAGAAACCTAATCGAGGGAGATTCAGCCGGGATAAGAGTAGCGGAAGCAATGCGGCCGGAAATATTTAACTATTATCCGGGCATGCCTTTCGCTTTCTACGACAGGACTGTAAACAAATTGGTGAGACTGAGAATGAATGCATGCGGCTGGGCAGTAAACAGGGAAGACGCAATTATGTCTAGTGATGGTGTCTTTTGCGGTATAAGTAATGGACAAGTAAATATTGGGAGTAATATCTAATGACTTACAACCCGCCGTCGATAAGCAACGAAACAAAGATTACGACCGGAAGGGTCTGGGATGTAGAGCAATATTTTGCAAATGAGCCAAGGTTGAGGATAACCGTTAGGACTGGAAATGGAGACGATGGGCTAGGCGTTACGGACTGGTGGGATGATACATTGATCAATACATTCGAGCCAAATATACAGATAGAAATATCAGGTGAAAAGGTAAGCGGTGAAGCAAATATTTTAGGGTTGGATGTATATGGAACTCCATTAGACTCGGCTGATTCCTTGCTTCAAAGCACTGAATTTGTAATTAACGCCGATTTATTTGATTCGACTTCAATACCTAATCCTGATTATGTTTTTCAGGTAACGACTGGGGCGCCGGCTGCAAATCAAGTCTTTACCGTGCTGTCACTGGCCCCCGCGCCTGATCAAACATTCGCAACAGAGGTTGGCCCGGTCCCACCTGATCAAATCTTTGATGTAAAAGCCATTACGCTTCATGACGTAGTAACAGCTGAGCCACCATTTATCGTTTCAGTATTTGCCAAGCCGGCTGATCAAATTCTTGAGGTATTAGTTGGGCCAGAAACTCCCGATCAGATCTTTACTGTTACGAGGGAGGCGGGACAAGCCGATACTGTCTACGAGGTCAAGGTCATTACCACCTACGAGGTGACAGCAGAGATTGAACAGCCAGATCAAACCTACGTGGTGACGGTTGGGCCAAATCCGCCAGACACACCAGATCAAATCTTTGATGTAAGCATTGGCGGACCTGATGCGCCACCTTTGCCTAGTGCCGATCAGGTATTCACTGTCATCGTTGGGCCGTCAGTACCAAACCAGACATTCAACGTTCTGCTAGTCGATGAGGTATTCACAGTCACAGCAGGGCCAGCGCCGTTTGTTGTGACCGTTGGACCTGAGACGCCTAACGCAATCTTCGATGTATCAGTGAGCGCACCGCCGAGCTATCAAACGTTCACCGTGACAACAGGTCCAGTGGCGGCAGATCAGACATTTGACGTTGAGGTTTTAGAAATCTTTGACGTAGAAGTCTATGACGCGCCAGTTGCTTATACGGTGACAAACCAGCCAGGCGCATATCGCTTCTATGGGCCTGATCAATACTTCACAGACAATCCAAGTCTGACGGCAACGGTTGGGCAACTAATGACTTTCAATGTCAACGCTTACTCTCACCCGTTCTGGATTTGTAGCACCGCAACGACTGGCGGCTGCGCTTCGAGCACACTGCCGACCTGGGCCATGCAGCTAGATAATAATGGAACCCAAAGCGGACAAGTTAAAGTAAGGTTTAGTCAAGCTGGAACGTATTACTATAATTGCCAATATCATTCATCAATGAGAGGATCCATTACAGTTACCTGATCGGAAACATAACGCAGTCGAATGCCTTAGGGGCCGCTAATGGCCGTTTTCTATATTGACAACGTAGCTCAGGCCTCTCTGGCTATGACACGCGGTAATATCTACCGCTTTGATCAAAACAACAGCAGCAACAGCACAGCACCTCTTAGCCTGTCAGAAACTGATGATGGCGAGAATGATGGTGGATCAGCGTATAGCACAGGCGTAAGCTATTGGCTGAATAATATTGAGGTCAACAGAACCTCATATCTGTCTGGTTTTTCTTCTGCCACAAGCCGATTTATTCAAATCGAGGTAGCGGTAGGAGCGCCTAATACTTTGTATTATTACGCCGTGGGACAAGCGGATTACGGCGGGTCAATTGCTGTTACAGGTTAAAGATAGGTCATGCCTATAGCCGCAAGAGTAGGAGCAAGCGAACTTCAAAGGATCGCAACAGAGTCTTACGTCAACCAATCATTCAAGGTCGCGCTGGTAGACGCTCCAGGGTCTACGTTTGACGCTGACGATCCGTTGGCGACAGTGATTGCCAATGAAGTTACAAGCGGCCTGGGCGGATATACGCGACAGCAAATTGGATTTACCACTGCAGACATAGGCCTATACGATGAGGGGTCGGTTCCGTTTGCAAGAAAAGCAGCTACGTTTGTCCACAACAATCAACCGGCTCAGTCGTTCAGGTTTAGCCATGTAGTGCTTTTAAGCCCTGACGAACAGAACGTAGTTTGCACTGTCAAGCTGGCTGGTAGAGCAACATTGTCAGATGGGCAAGCTGCTATATTTTATTTTGACTTTACTTTGTTTGGTGTATTTATTGCGGCTTAATGTCTACATTCCGCGAACTTGAAACCGAATTAGGGTTAGTGCAAGATTTAGCACGGACAGATACGCTAATAAAACTTAGAAACGAAATCACAGAGGAAAGGGAAAGGGTTGACGTGACTGGATATTGGCATGGATATAACAGAGCCGGAAAAGGGCTTGTAGAGTACAAAGGACGAACGTATGAATGTATTGTTTTAGCAAGAAAATGCAAACAATTTGGAGCAAAAGTAAACCTTAGAAGAACAAGCCAAGGTTACTTTGTAAACTGGGCTTGATTGGAAGCCTACACGCGCAGCCGTGTGGTTAAAGGTGTTTGATAAGCCACAGATCAAAAATACCTCGCCACATCGATTTGCAACAGATACTGCAATTAGTTGGCGGACAAAATATCCTAATCTAGACGCGCCCCCTAACAATGTGCCGCTTTTTCCGGGGCAGATTGTGGCCGTTCCGTCAACTGCTAACAAATGCAGGCTGTTTGTAGGCTCTGAGGATCTATCGAAGTGGTATGAGGTTGAGAGCTAACCATTGGCCTCAGATGAGCTGCTAAGAGCTATAGAGCTTCAGGCTGCGGCATCCCGCGAGCTTGAGGAAGAGCAGCGGGCAAGTTCTCAGGCAAGAGGCATTTATTCAAACGCAGACAAGAGAACTGCAAGCGGAAAGAAATATACACAGATGGGTGCAGTCTCCATTGCAGAGGGGACAAACCTTGCTGGAAATTTTGATCCAGAAACAGGTGAAGTTGTATGGGCAGAAACTTGGGATACGGGACAGCCAGGATCTGAGCTATCCGAAAAAATAAAATGCGCAAATGGGACAGATTGTTTATTTAATGATGTTTGCTATGGATGGTATGAATGCGATCCATGCGATTGGTGCGAAAATAATACCTGCGTGCCAAGAGATGAAAACAGACCATGCGGCGCCACCTGGGAGTGCCCTTGCCCACCTAATGATCGACAGCACTATGAGTGCATAGATGGTGATTGTTCTCTGACATGTACGGTTAATAGTGACTGCGGAGAATGCCAAGTTTGCGATCTAAGGTCAGGATTTTGCACCGATGGTTGCAAAGAAGACAGCGACTGCAATCCACGGAGTCAAAACGCTGCAGGTGATGCACAAGCCAACACATTGTGTGAAAATTGTGAATGCGTATATCCATGCGATCCTGTAAGATATTGCTTAACAGATAGCGATTGTTTCGATCGCGAATATTGCGGAGAACGAGAATATTTTGTAAACAGTGATCCAGAGGGTGCTCAATATCAATGCATAGAAGGGTGCAGGTTCGGGCAATGCAGAGACGAACAAGGGGAGCTCGACATTTTAAGCATGCTCGAAGATGTACGAGCCGAAGCGGAAAACAGAGCTATTATTGAAAACGATCTTAGACAATATCAAGCTGGTCTAACAAATGGTTCAACAACAGCACAGGACGTAGCTGCGACAGAATTAGAATTACAGCAAAGCATAGATAGAATTGAACAACTGACAAATGATATTGCTGATTTAAGACAAAGGGTTGATGAATATAATAGGCAAGCCGTATGTGATCCAGAAAGTAGAACGTGCTATAAAGCATGTACTGAAACAGCAGATTGCTCCGTAGACGAAAGTTGCGAGAATGGGAAATGTGAAAGCGCGGGACAAATATGTGTAACATCATCAGATTGCAGTGATGGTGAGTATTGCAATGAAGACGGGAGATGCGCGGGTGGTTGTGAAACGAACAATGATTGCACGCGGGCATGCTCGAAAGATGCTGCATGCGTTAATGAGTGCCCACCGATAGGGAATTGCACTTGTACTGGTGACGGATGTTTTAATCCAAATTGGATTGAACTATGCCCAAGAGACCCACAATGCATAGCTGCATGCCCTGATGATGAGGCATGCATTAAATCAAACCTAAAGGATACATGCATTGACCATAGATGTGAGCAGACCTGTTCAACATCGTCTCAATGTAGCGATGGAGATTTGTGTGTAGAAGGATTCTGCATGCATAAACAGGCAGATCCAACGGAGCCAGCTGACAGTCGGATTGGATGCGATTGCGGTGATACATGTAATCAATTTGGAACATGTGAAGTTGTTATTTGCAAGGTTGATGAGCAGTGCCCGTCTTGCAGTATTTGTGAGGATGGAGTCTGCATCGAGGGCTGCAGCGATGACAACCCATGCCCCGATGGAGCCTGCTGTAATGCTGATGGAAGATGCAGCAAAAAATGCAGCAATGATCTTGACTGCGCAACAGAGCAGGGCAATCAACTGTGCCTAGAGGGTGGCTGCTGTGGATTTATCTGCGATCCATTGGTGCCGTGCATATCGACGGCCGACTGTTCCCCTGGCCAGTATTGCGGCGATGAGCAATATTGTTTAGAGGGTTGTTTCCAAGACGCAGATTGCAGCTCATTGATTGAGCCAGGAAGCAACACATTGATGCGCTGTAGCAAAAATTATGTGCAAGCACCAAATGGCGTTATTGCTCCATGTGAATTTTATCCAGATGAAGAATGCTTTAGTGAGGTTGGACTTTGTACGGCTTATTGCAATTCAGATGCTGACTGCGAGGCGGGCGAAACATGCGTCGATGAAAGTTGCTCAATACCACCAACAACATGTGACAATGACGATGGATGTGAATCAGGGGAGATATGCAAAAACCATACTTGCACCTTTGGATGTCGCTTTGATAGTCAATGTGGGGAAGATGAGATTTGTGTAAACAATTCATGCGAACTTAAGTGCGATAGCAATGAAGTTTGCGTGGCTATACTTGGTGACTCAGGATTCTGCAATAGTGATGGGATATGTGCTCAAGTAAACAAAGGAACAACTTCAGAGGGTGGACACAAGGGCTGTGAGTGTTATGAATTCTGCGATCAAAATGGTTACTGTAAACCGTTTGTTTGTGATAGTGATTTAGATTGCGAGGAAGAGGCGTGCGGATCGTGCCTTGTAGGTAATGTTTGTGGTGAATGTGATTTTGATGAAGACTGCCCTGGCTCCAAAGTATGTGACAATAAAGATGAAGATGGCGAAAGGCGAAGAGAACCATTTAACGATCGTGAGCAAGAAAAGTATCAACTCTTAGAACAAGATCTAAAGCTAGCACTAGCAACAAATGCGCCACAAAACGCAGTGCAGGCGATATTGGATCAAATGAGAACAATGCGCGAGCAAAAGCCTTATGTAAAGGGGCTATGCGCTTATGCATGCACGCCGGGCGGCCCGCTTTCCTGCATTGGTAGTCAAGACTGTGATGAAGGTTTTTATTGTGAAGCTGGACAATGCACAAGAGGCTGTAAAGAAAATAGTGATTGCAACCCATCGCAAGTCTGCAAAAGTGAGCAATGCGTTGATAAGTGTAATGAAAATATTGTTGTGTGTGCAGGTGACAATGACTGTGCATTTAATGAAACGTGCAGGGATGGAAAATGCACATCTTGTCCTGAATACCATCAATGCATTGAAGGGGGTTGCCAGTTTGTAGGCGCAACCTGTGATCCTGAAAACGATCGAGTAAAAGAAATAGAAGATATAATTTTTGGCATTAAAGTAAAGTCAGTTCCTGATGCAAATGATCAGGCCAGACTAGATGAGATGAATTACAAAAAAGCTGTAATAGAGCAAGAGGAACAAAGCCCAGAAAGAGACCAAAAGATTCAACACTTACAGGCTCAAATTGATCACATACTCTCTCTTTATCCACCGCTAACAGCAGAAGAGCAAGCTCAAGTAGATTACTATGAAGAACAACTAATTGAAGCAAAAAACAGAGATTGCCCCGCAGGTCAAGAATGTAATACAGATACATGCGAGCCAAAGCCTATCGAATGCTTGGCTGACTTTGAATGCACGTATCCAGAAGTATGCGCCCCAATGGGCAGAGATGGAGCTCTGATTTGTTACGAGGAACCAACGGATGAAAGTTATGCAGCATTTGACCCCGCTGTTATTGGATGCGAAAGCTGCGCAGACTTCTGCGCCCCTGGAGGGGTCTGCAAACCTATGCCTTGCAATACGACGCAAGACTGCAACTGCGGCTTTTGTGGCGGCAGTGGCGTATGTATAGAGACGTGCCAAACAGACTTTGACTGCGGTGGGGGAAGATGCAAAAAGGGTGAGTGTATTGAATGCATTACTAATAGCGATTGTGTAAGGCAATTCGGGGAAGGGACTCTTTGCAATGAGGGTAAATGTGACACACCTTGTTATACGGGGCTAAGCACTGGCGATTGTTTCACAGGGCTTCTGGACGGGGACACTTGTCATTCGTGTCCAGAGCAGTGTCCAACTGGGGCACCATGCAGAAAGGTTGATGAAGTTTGCAACGTAGAGCAGGTTTATGACGTATTGCAAGAAAGAATGAAAGTACATATCACAAATTGCGAAGTATGCAGAAACAGTTGCATAACATCTTCGGACTGTGAGGATGGAACTGTATGCGGCGGATTTGGATATTGCAGACAAACTGATGGCAGATGCACTTATGACAGTGATTGCGCAGAGCAGGCTTTACAAGACGGAAAAGAATATCAATGTAGCAACAACACCTGCATTGAGGTTGGCGTAACTTGCTTTACTAATAGTGACTGTGACGAGGGTGAGGTATGTGATGAAGGGAAATGCACAGAAGGTGAATGTGGGAGCGCTGACACTTGCCAGCAAGGAAAGACGTGTATTCACAATCAGTGCGTGTGGCAGTGTGGGGCGGGCTCTGACGTGTTCTTATGCGGCGATGAAGGCAATTGCCCGCCTGGCTTTTATTGCAGTGCAGAGGATACGATTGGCGGGTATTGCCTACGTGCAGGAGTAACTCTTAGCACTGTCGCTGAACCCGAATGCGCAACAGGTGAATTCTGTTGCGACGGTGGCTGCATCAGAAAGGGCTACGGAGAAAACGAGTGTTGCAACGATGGACACTGCGGGGGCAATAAAAAATGCTGCGATGGTGTATGTAAATTTAGATGCGAAGAGAAAACATCAACCACTGCTGGCTCGACTGACAATGCCGGCAAACAAGAACAAGATAATTGCGAAGCAAAGAATAAATGCTGTGGTGATGATGGATATTGTCAGCCATGTGGTTGCGACGAAAAGAACCCTTGCAAGAAAACTGGCCAATGTTGTGATCGAGACACTGGCCAATGTATATCAGTAGAAGAGCATCCAAATACAAAATATGGATCACCTGACGGCTGCACGATCGATAGAGTATTTTGCGAACTTTACGATAGCGAAGAAAATCAAATCATACCTGAAGAGTTAGGAGATGAAAGACATTACCGCGCTTGCGAAGTAATTGATGCAGTCACTGGAGAGTTGAGATGCGTGGAAGGTGGCGAAAAACTACCATTCCAGATTGACAATTTACTGAAGGATGCATGCTTTGTTTCTGAAACAAAAGAATGCAAGTGTGACGATATACCGGAAACAGATGAATGTGTAAATGATGACGATTGCGGGCCATGTGCTGATTGCTATGAAAAAACATATAGAAGCGATGCATGTTGCGGCATTTATGGTGAAGGTGAAATTACGTCTAGCACCGGCTACGGGATACCTACCGGCGTAGATTACATAACTAGAAAAATATGTAAAGAGCACCCATGGAAAGAGTCACCCGAGGAATGTGGCTGTAGATCAGATGACGATTGCACTGAATGCGAATATTGCGATGGTGGCAGTCTCAATAAACTTGGCAAGTGCAAAGAAGACTGCGAGGCAAAGTGTCCATGCGGCGGTTCGCTTTCTGAAGGTAAGGAATGTCCGACCTGTCAGAAACGACATGGACCGTGTGCGATTGAAGGGTCGTTTGAGTCGGGTGAGGAATACATTGATCCGATCACAGGCGAATTGGTATTGCCGCCTACTCAGTGCGCTTGCATTCTGGATCGAACTAAAGACTGCTGCCAAGGGTTCAATTCTATTGCAGATCTTAAAAATCAAAAACTCAAATGCCTGCAATCAACAACAGCACTTGCTGATGGTACGCTTGCTTATAACAGAACAGAAAAGTGTCTAGATTATAAAAAGGACATTTGCGCTCAATGCGAAACTGATGCTCAATGCCCTGGTAATCAAAAGTGCAAAAACTATACATGCATTACCGAGTGCGGCAGTGAAGACAGCAATCCTGGGCGCATAGGGGCTGCTGATGGCCAAGACTTAGGCGAGATTGGAGGAAACCCATATTTCTGCTATTGCTGCAGCAAACAAGGCGATTGCCGTTCTAAATATGAAACCTGGATTGAAAGCAAAGGCAAAGCAAAAGGCCCATGGGAAATCACATATTATTTAAATGAAGATCCAAACACTATTCGAGATTATTACAGCTCGCAAGAAAATTACGACAATGCAGTTAGAGAGGTCAAAAACGCATGGCCTAGCAGCACGCTAACAATTGTCAGCGCTGACGGTGAAGAACAGTCTGGGGATTGCAGGCCATGTACTTGCACGGAGACAGGCATCCAGTGCGGTGCATGGGCAGATTGTGAATCATGCTTTAAGTGGGAAAAGCAAGGGCCAGGAATAGACGTAGGTCCGTCAGCAGAGGTAATGAGAGTAGAGCAGAAAATAAGACAAACGCAAGATTCATTAGACAATTTTGAAGACAACTATCAAGAAAGATTAATAAACTTGCAAAATGCATCTGCTGCATACGAATCAGCAATTGTTCAGCAAACAATAAACAATGGATACAATCAGAATGTATCTAATCAACTGGAGCAACTAAGAGAAAGTTATAACGAAGAAATAAAAGAGACTGACGAAGAGTTGTATGAAGCCACTGAAAAAGTTAAGGTACTTGAGAAAAAAATTGAACTCGCGCTGTTTAACGAAAAACATCTAGATCTTGAAAATCTTGAGCAGCAATTAACTCAGTCGGAAACGGAAAGAGACGCCTTACAGGAAAGAAGCGATGAACTGGATGAATTGCTTGATCAAAACGAGGAAGATATAAATGAATTACTAGAAGACTTGCCGAATGATGCTCAGCTGCAATTAGATGTTAAGTATAGACAGCTTGAACATAGCAGGTATATGGTTAGACAAAGCAGAAGATATATTCAGCAACAGGAGCAGCTACTTAGAGACCTGCAAAATGATTTAGCCAAAGTACAAAATCCTGACAGTGTTTACTACGAGCAAGTGCGTGTATGCGGTTGCTGTATGGGCGGCACTTGTAGAGATGATTCAGAATGCACCTATGGAACTTGCTACATGTGCGTGACTGAATACGACAATACGCCTGGCAAAGCATATAACGCTCAATTGTATGGCAAGGTTTTGAAAAATATTATCTCGCCTGATTCACCAGACAGGACAGGCGAGGAAGAAATGAATGGTAAGTTCAGATGGGACTATCAACATGAAAAGGATACATGCGTGAAATACGATTGTTCGCAAAGTCTTTACTATGAAGATCGGCCAGGTGTGGCTTATCAAAACAGATATTGGGAGTATTGCATTGGCGGCCTGATGGCTTGCATTAACGAGTATTGGGAAGGCAAGCAATATAGGCAGGGCTGGGTTTATGAAGTAGACCTATCAGAGTCTGGAACTTATTTTACGACTGATTATCAAAACTGGGTAAAGATAGGCCGATACCCTGGACAAAAGTGGCCACAAAGAGCTGAGTGCTTGCATGATAACGATGCTGCGGGTGCCCTTGGATTTAACACAATGGTTACGTTTGAGGATCTAGTGGCCGGGCATCCGATATGTAATAAGGCTGAATTAGTTTATGGATGTACGCCAGGAAATGAAGGATGCGGCGCAGTCTTTGACACTTACTTTGAAGCGGGTTCTCAAGATCTAGTTATTTTAAAAATGGTAAGAGAGATAGAAGAGTTAAATGCATTAATTGCATGGCTTGAAGGTTACGTTGAATTTGTAGAAAAGTTTATAGAAGATCAAGAAAAAGAAATTGAAAATCTTGAAACCCTTTTGGAACAACTTGAGTCTCAAATAGATATAGCAATCCAAGTAAGAAATAATGCAATGAATGAAGTGCTCAGATTAGAAAATTTGTTTAAACAAACTGATGGTAGTCAGTCGGGCATTGACTCTGACATAGAAGCAAAGCAAGAAGCATTTGATGCAGCAGACGAGAAACTGACAGAGCTTCAGCAGACGCAAGCCGATAAGGAATCACAGATTGAGCAGCAAGAATTAATCAATGACACAGCAAAAAATAATCTTTTAAGCGCACAGTCAGCAGCTAATACTTTATATTTGTCTGTATCAAGATTGCAGGTAGAAATTACTGAACTTAAAGTTATTATATCTGAAACCGATCCATTAAGCAGTGAATATGTAATTCTTGAAAACGAATTAGCAAACAAAGAGGCTGATCTATCCGTAGCACAAGAAGATTATTTAGGGGTTGTAAGCGATATGCTCGTATATGAAGAGGAAGTTAAATTAGGTGAGCGTCGGATCGAAATTAATTCATGCGATCTTCCAGAAGGTTACACACAATCGCAATATGAAAGAGAGGGTTATGGTGAGTGCATATCATTTAACAAACAACTAGAAAATGCGATAACGGATGTTGATGAGCAAAGGCCTGTCTGGACTCAGGCAGAACTGGCTTTGAGAGAAGCAAAGAGTGTAAAAGGTAGCTGGGTCGATGACAGAGAAAGTATTTTCTCAGACATGCAGAACGCTAAAAATTCACTTGAAAACGCCGAAGCGCAATTACAGTCTTTAAACGAAAGAGCTGGCTTACTTGTATGGAATCCAGACAAATGCAAAGAAGGCTATGCGCCTGCCGAAGATTCCTTTGGAAACAAAATCTGCTGTAAGGTAAATGAAAACGGTGAAATGAATTGTGGGTTATTAAATCGTATTTCGCGTGGTGATCATGAAAGAGAATGCAAAAATATCTGCGAGCAGATCGAGCAAATAAGAGAAGTAATTTACAATGCAGAAGGACAAAAACAAGAGCTTGAAACTTTGAAAGCCAATACAGAAGATGAGAGAGATGCGAAGCAAGAGGAAGTAGATGAATTAATCGAAAAAGACGAAAATTCAACACCCCCATACGCTACGGGGCCAGTCAAGAGACCTCAGGGAACAAAAGATGCTAAAGAACTAATGGAAGAGCTTAGAGAAAATATTGAACTAAATGAATACTTAGATGACAAGGATACGTGGCCCCCTGGACGGGCATAGATCAGGAACACTTGGGCGCTTTTGAGAAAGGCATGCGCTCACCAGACTGGACGGTTTTTCGGGCAGCAGACGGGACAGATCCATCAGGTGCCTGTTGCCTTCTAGAAAAGACATTTGACCTTAGCAATCTGCCGCGCAACTACATTTGGTGCATCGGGTATCTAGGCCAATGGCCTGAACATCCTGAGCAAGCTGAGATAAGCGCACAAGTCAAAAGTTACAGCAGGCTATGGTTGATTGAGAGATCAGAAATAATCAAGCAAAAACAAAAGGAGGTTGAAGCCAAAAGAATTGAAATGGAAGAGTTGGCACTGCAAAGAAAAATCGAAGATGAAAAAATTGCTATGACAAAGGTCAATGATGTAGCTGAAATAAAAAGGAAAATCGAGGCATCACCACTTGATATGGCTAAAGGGCTAATCAAGTCAGCTAAGGATTTGGCATCAGGTGGTGTTACGGATCCGAAAGCCAGAATGGATGTATGCAATACCTGCCCGTTTAAAGGTAAAGATCAAAGGTGCGGCAAGTGTGGTTGTTTCCTGCCGGCAAAAACTAGAATCGCAAAAAGCAGCTGCCCTATTGGCCTTTGGTAACTAGCAGAGCGGAAACCTACGCCGACAACAGAGGCGCAACGGGTGGCTCAGCTAGATCGGATCATCCTCAAGCATTCTCAAGTTGAGGAACTTGAGGATTTTAAAAATGCAATCCGCGCTAGCGATATTGAGGGCGGCTCGATCGAGGCTGGTGAGCTTGTAATTCGACGTGGCGAACAGTTTGCAGAACTGTGGACATTAGACACTAATGGTGATATTACTCAGATTTCTACAGATATTGGTGGAATTGCAATCCCATGGGATAAAGAAGAACTGCTGTCGTGTGACCTGTCTGATATTGGAGACGTTGACATTGAGGATGGCATTGCTGGGGAACTCGATACAGGCGAAGCCGGTTGGCTGCTGACGTGGGATGGCACAAAGTGGGTTGTAAGACCACCGGCCGCGTATGGAGGCAATGCTGGACTAATCCCATCGCTCAATGACGCTGGTGATGTCAATTATGGGTTCTACGCTTCAGCAAATAATCCTAAATATACCCCTGACGCAAATGATCTTTTATGGTATCAATACGATTACCCAAATAATAAATACTACTGGGCACCAGTAGCACCCACGTTTGATATTATTGATGGGACAGTTCAAGCCGGAAATGTTGTAACTTTCAACAGGGCAAAAATATCAGAACTAAGATTTGCATATAACAGCCAAGACATTTCTACAAGTCAAAGAATAATTGCAGGCTCTGGCCTAAGGTTAATGGCCGATGAGGATATGGAGATAAATTTAAAGAAAACATATCTCGGACAAAATGCCTACCAAAAAAATATATTTATTAAATCACCTGACGATATTTATATTGAAAATGCGACAAAAATTCGATACACTTCGAATACAATTCCAAACTTGCATGACGGCACAGATGAAAGTTTATTTTCACTTACTACATTAGAACATGTAAGAACAGAATTTGGAAATCAACAACTTCAAAACATTGGAGACGTTTCGGATATTATCCCCGGAGAAGGATATGTTTTAGCGTGGAACTCTGCCGCATCAGAGTGGCAGCCAGTAGCTGGACCCGCCCCGGATTTATCGTCTGCCGGCATCAACGATTTAAGGGATGTCAATACTAACGATAGAGACTATGGAAAGACATTAGTCTGGAATCCATCAGAGGGAAACTGGAAAGCACAATATCCAGAATTATGGTACGCCAAGTTTGACTATTATCAGAATTTTGGAGCAACTCCCGAGGCATTTCCAGACCTATCCTGTCAGCCATGTGATGAAGAAAATTTAGGGAGATATACGGTTGTCGATAACTTGCCGTATGTATGCTTAAAAGTTAGAGAAAGCACAGACAAAATAGAGAACGAAAAATTTGCATACGTTCGGATATTGATGGATGGCTTGAATAATGCACAAGCCTTTATCCCGCCTGCTGAGAATGCACAGGAAAAGCCTCTGGGTGTTACAGACCCACTGCATTTAGTTGCTTATGAAGGCTCGCTGGGTGCGCTTGAAAATGTCAGCACGGCGGACGCATCCCCTGGCTTAGCCCTGATCGCAGAAACTGGGGGCTTCAGGATGGGATTCCCTCTGCTTAATCTCAATGATTACAGCATTGGCCAGTTAGGTGACGTAGCCCCTTACGGCGCGGGGACGGGATATGGGCTGCTGTGGGACGGCACAAACTGGGTTGCTAGCACGCTTGACCAGCGGTTCAGGCTGGACGATATGCAAGACGTGCAATTCGGAGATCTAGGTATTACAAATAATAAATTAGTAGCCGCATATATGTTGGTTGCTAATCCAAACTTAAACTATTTAACGAGTGAAGATGTTTCGACTGTATTAGCAGTTTCGACGCCAAAAGCAAATGCTAACGTAGGCACAACATACGAATTTTTTAGCCCTGAAAATTATTTATATCCTATCGCAAGATACTGGGGGCCGTCTTCAAACTGGACTTTACAGCAACGCTTAGACAATTATGTGTCCTGGGCTAATGATGTCAGCTGGCAAGTTGTCGATGGTGACGGCTGTATAGAAATATTTTTCTATCCATCTCTTTTGCTAGAAGATAGATGCATCTTTAGAAAAGTAGCAACTCAAGGAAATGGTGGTTACACACTCAGGCTTTTGCAAGACGGATCATTGTCATGGAATGTGGTTGGTGCGCAAGGTCAAAGCGGCTTTCAGCTGAGCACTCCGAATAACTCTGTTAGCCTTAACAATTGGCATCACGTCGCAGTAACCAAAGAAGCCGATTTGCACGCATTATGGCTTGATGGATACAGAGTTGACTACACAACAGCTGATGTAATTTATACAGGTGATCAAGAGTTTATTTTAGGTCGCAATGACCTCAACGATCAGAATGTTTTAACTCACAACTTCTGGCGAGGGTTCATGCTTGACCTTCGAGTTACTAGAGGTCGCGCTAAATACACGGGCACAACGTACACAGTTCCGTACGGCATCGGCCGAGAAATTCTAGACACCACTCCAAATGCTGGAGATTTCCTTTCTTATGATGGAACGAAATGGACAAATGTAGCCGGAGTTGATGCGGACATTTCTACAAATAGTATCGACGAATTACTAGACGTTGACGTAACAAGCAACAACCCTGGAACCGGCGATGCTTTGGTATGGACAGGCAATAAATGGGAGCCGGGTATTCCTGGAGTTGGTTCTACTTGGGGGCTAGATGACTTCAGTGACGTTTCAACTTTCTATCAGGTAGGAAGTGGCTACGTTAGATTTGATCAGGCAACAACACTATATTTTTCAGATCTCTATAAAAACATATTTGATCAAGGGTCTATTTCTTCTCCCGGATATGCTACAAGCATCAATCAGTTTGATGGAAGCTGGACATGCTCTGATGAATGGAACACATTTGGACTTGGTGACGGGACCTCACCATCTGATGATGATGCGAAATTCTGGACTAATCAATCAACATTTGTAAGGGTTGGATTACAAGGCAATGTTGAAATAAAAGGGGAAAAGATCACAGTTTTAAACAGATTTTCTGATTGCTATTTTATACCGAGAACATTCCATGGTCCAAGCTTACACTATCAAGGATGTCCAAATCGGGCGCCGTCATCCACTAATTTGCACAATGGTGATTTTGAAGGTGGTGTTATTCCAGAAACTTATATCCCTTGCTGGGGTGTTCTAGAAGATGAAATTAACAAGCTATTGGCTTTTGGAAGTCTTGGATCCATTGGCAATGTTGACGCTGCCAGTCCTGCAATAGGTCAGGCGCTTGCATGGGACGGCACGAGCTGGAAGCCGTCATCAACTATTTCAGCCGACATAAGCAACAACGGCATTGGGGACCTAAGAGACGTTTCCCCTAATGCATCAGATAACACCGTGATTGAGGGTTATGCCCTTTTGTGGAACGGATCTGTATGGGCTCCCGCGCCAATTGCACAGGATATGTTCCTGTTTGATACTGTCGAAGAAAAAATTGTAACTAATACATTCCCGATTCCTGGGCCTCGCCTGTATGACACGCGAGATCAAGAAATAACTACAAACCAACAGGAGCATGAAAATGTAATTATTGGGTTTGCAGGCAAAGGCGAAAGAGGTTTTGAGTTTACAGCGTATGAGCCAACACAAAATGGTTTTAATCCTCGTAAGGCATATATGTTTGGTGGTGTTGGCGTAGGTTCTCCAACATTTATTACGAGCGGCTTAATTGGATCGACAGGTTCATTCTTAGAGATTGCGGCAGGCCATGTGAGGGTCGCTGATAACGGAGCACTCAATAATGGAATTGATGGATTCAGAATCGCAAAAGACTGGAAGATCGTTTATGAAGATGTTGATCTAGTATGGGATGACTTTACTAATGCACAGGTCCCTAACAAGGAATCAATTCTAGAGTATCTAAATGTTCAATTTAATGACCTTGATATTACTCAGTATCCATTAGAAGATTTAGAAAATGTCAACACAGCAGGGAAAGCAATTGGTTATGCCCTGATGTGGGATGGCAGCCAATGGATCGCCAGCAATTCAGTTGCCGCAAATATTGGATCTAGCAGTATCGGTGGTTTGGTAGATATTGACAAAACAGACAACAGCGATGCTGTAACTAATGACGGGGATATAACGTTTGACATTGGCCAGCTAAAAACAAGCCGACCGGCGCAAACCGGTGGCGGATTGGATTTGCCAAGTTCAAACGCTGCAGGCCTGATTGGCTGGAGTTCAAATCAAGAGGGCGCACCGTATTTAAAAAATACGACCGGCCCACTAGACACCTCAAGCATTGAGGTTTTAGGTGATGAGGTTGGAGTACATGCTGCTAACGGGATTATCTACGGGCGTCAGCCATCATTGGGAGATAATACCGTCCCGTCATGGCTGCAAGTAAGACAACAAATTATTCGATCAGCTGTTGATTATCAAGCACTGTTCTTACTAAAAGCTGAAAACTTTTTAGAGTCATCTTACAACTGGCCGCTGCAAGTTAGTGTTGTAACATCACCCAATCCTGTTTATGATTCTAAATTTTCTGGATCATATTCTATTCACTTTAGAAAATTTAATCAAGACAAGATTGAATGGACTGCTAATGATGGATGCCCGGAAACTTGGGCAGCTGGCAGGATCTGGTCTTTTGAATTTTTAATTAAAACAGACAGTCAGACTACAGGAGACGGAAGAGATGAATACATAATTGCGCCTGCAGAACCTGATTCATATCAAAGCACTGGACTGCATATCTATCTTAAGGGACTTGATAGATCAGAGCTTGGTGTTTACTTTGGCACTAGAATACTTACAAATTATGGCGCAGATCATATAAGCGGATCTTTGATTGAAGATAGTTGGAACCACGTTTATTTAGCTCAGGAGGGTGGTGGTTTAATCCGTCTTTATATCAATGGAATTGAAGTAGGCGATCATTTGCAGACCGGTGCATGGCAGCTGACCGGAGGCATGGCCATTGGGGGAAGGACGCTGCCAGACGCCTTCGATGAGCAGGGCTACCTGACAGCACAGCTAGACGACTTACGAATTACTGATGGCTGGCTGCCCTACATCACAGCGGCGGGCTCTGTCCCCGTACCTGTTGACCCTCTGCCTTTAGGAGACGTTGCAAACGTATTCGGGCGTCTTTCCATGCTGGAAGATGTCAACACAACAGCGACTGCGCCTGTCCACGGTGACGCCTTGATATGGAATGCCGTTCAGGGCTATTGGGAGCCAGGGGCAGAGCCTGCAGCCGACATAAGCGCTTCGAGCATTGGCGAGCTGACCGATGTCAACGTGGCCAACAGCGTTGCAGACAACGGTGATGTTCTGGCCTGGGACAGCAGCGCTAGTGAGTTTCAGCGAACAAAGATCGACGGCAACGGTGGTGTCCGGCCCCTTGTGGCTCGCACTGTTGCGCCGGGTTTTGTGCCTAGTGCAGGAAGCCTCTTCGCGGGCGAGCTATTCCTAAACATGGCGGACAAAAAGCTGTATGCGCTCGACGCATCAGGAACAGCTTTCAACTTTGCCACTGATGGAACTTATAGCGATGTCACAGAAATCGATGGGGGTCTTTACTGATGGTTGTTATCAGCGCAGCGATTCGTCCTAAGCGGAGCGAGCAATCAGGATCTAGGCCGAACGCTAATCAGATCCTCGTAGGGGAGCTTGCTACAAACCTTGCCGACAAACGGATTTATTCCAAGACTTCGGCCGGCGACATAATCATGGTCGGAGACGGTGGAGGCGTCCGCACCGGTAGTGACGGGCCAGACGTGCCGGGCTTTGTCGATGGCGAGAATGATGGGGATACCTATGTGCAGATCGGCGGCGGGTCTTATACGTCGCTAATCGCTGACGGGGGCACTGACTGGGTGCTCAATGGTGATGGATACCACTTTGAAAACACCACATACCGGCTGCTGGATGGAGCCAACGAAAACACTAGGGTTATTTCCACTGAATCCATACCTTCTACTGGTTGGGTCAGTCTTAACGTCGAATTCAGTTCATCGGTTGGTGCGAACGCCGGAACTGTTTTCGCTTTTGCGGTATTTGACTACGACACCAGCACAACTAGCAGCGGCGGCGGCTCGATAAGTCAGGCCGGGGTGAACGGGGCTGAACACGTCGTGAGGTTTGATTTTTTAAGCGATGACGAAATCATCGTGACAAACAATGGGTTCGCGACAACCCTTAAAAATGAATCGACAGACGTAGAAGGCAATCACAATTGGCGGCTGCTATACACGGGCACAAACCTGACTGATCTAACTCTTAAGGTTTACCGAGACAATGCGCTGCTGTTCCAGATCACAGGCGTTTCAGTCCCTACAAATTCAAGAGCAGCTTTTGGCGCAGCATCAGGGACAGATGGCGCGACCTTATCTCTAACTGATTTTCAGCTGGACTATTACAACCAAAACGCAAGCTCTAGCGATGCCAACGCAGTAGCCCGGTTTTGGTTTTGGGAGGAATACAACCAACAGTGGCTGAACCTTCCGACAGCCACAGAGATAGGAAAAGCCGATGACGTGATTCAGACCATCGCCCCTAGCAATGGGGACGTGTTGGCCTACGACACGCAGCGATCTTTATGGGTGCCGACCGGCATACGTGAAAACTCTTTAACCAGACAGTTCCAGATCGTCACGGGCACCGTGAGCATTGGCGAAAGCCACTGGTATCAGTCATTGATGTTTACAGGGGCAAACCCTGTTGCAAGCTTTCTGGATGGGTCAGAGGGCGTACAGGTTGAGATTGTCAACAGGGGGGCCGATGGGCTTTCACTGGTAGCAGCTGCAGGCGTGGACCTGACAACCGGGGGAGGGCTTACCTACGTGCGCGAGGGGGGCGCGGCCCTGGCTCTATACACCAACGGGAAGTGGACGGTTAGCGGCGACCTTTACGACATATCGGGTGCGGGCGTGGTGTTTCAGCTAGAAACAGCTCAGGACTATCAGGCGCCACAATCAAAAGCCGATGGTGACGTAATTCAATACGACAGCTTTTTAAGCAAATTCACAACAGGCCCGCTAGACACGACCGCAATTGAGACGGCGCTGCAAAGCACATTTTCAATCGGGGACCTTAGCAACGTTGTACTAAGTGGGGTTTCAAATAACGATTACCTTGTTTATTCGTCGGCTACAGGCAAGTGGGAAAACACAACTTTGCCGCTTAGTGAAATCACAGAAACCGTTGCTTTAGGCCTGACTTTTGATGGCTTGGGTGATGTAAATATCTCAAACCCTCAGGCGGGCCAGCTGTTGGCCTACAACGCAACAACGCAGCTATGGGAGAACATTCCCGGTGGTGACATATCAGGCAAGTCGGACAAGCTGACAACATTCCGACCAGTTGCATCAAATTACACACTGCTAACGACAGACAGCACAAAAGTCGTTCAGGTGTCAGGCGAATCAGTCGTCACTCTGCCATCTAATGTTGATATTGGTTTTCAAGTCTTAGTTGTTCAAAATGGAACGGGAGAGGTTACATTCTCAGCTGCAGCGATCTATGCAAGCGGCGGGCGGTTTAGCTTGCGTGAGCAGTACAGCGTTGCTACCTGCATTCATTTGGGCTCCGGGCAGTGGTATGTATTTGGAGACCTGAAAGCGACCGGCGCTGTGCAAGGGGGCATCATCGAATATGTGGGAGACCTTGCAGACGTATTCCCAAACAATTCAATCAACGGCGATGTTTTAATTTATCAAAACGGGTCATGGCTACCGGATCAACCATTTATCACAGTTTCAGATTTAAAATCGCTAGCGGCAGCATCAACTGATTTTGCTGATTTCCAAAGCAGGATCGCAAATCTGTAATGGCTGAAATATTCAGGACTGGCGCGGGAGCTGCCTCAAGACCGAGAGATGAAGACCGATTAGCAGATAGAGATGACATATCAGAACGCTTTGATCCTGGGAGCGGCCTAACAGGTAGCAAGTTTTTTACACACCCACAGCCAGAAGATGAATCGCCCTATATCGTCACCTTAGTACCTTATCCGATCTGGGAATGGCCAGAAACAAATCCAACAGCACAACAAAGAACATCGACGGGGATTAGTCCAGTCATAAGACCGCAAGAATTACAGGGGTTGAATGATCCGAGTCTATATTCAGTATTTTTAAGATGGCCAAGCAATGGAGGGCTGAATCTGTTGCTTGGGATGTTTATTAGAAGCCGCCCCAAAGGAGCGACACAGTGGAGAACTCAAATCGATTACAGGCCATTCACTGCAGCAATTGATCAGTACGGTCCAAGCAATAGCAACGTTATAGATTTGTATGTAGAAGAATTAACGCCAAATGCAAACGACGAATATCAGGTAGCGACACGTTATGCTTGGACTCCTGATCCTCATTACGAATTTCTGTCAGAAATAATTGATGGCGCCACCCTTCCAAGAGTGCAGCCAATCATGGTTGCTGAGCTAGTGCAGAACGGATCGGCGTCCACGTCACAGAAAAACATTGCTCATACAAATTTGTTTGAGTATGGAACATTTGGAGAAACAGATTTAATTGAAGCGGAAGAGAGAGAATCGAGGCCTAAGGCTTATGGACGTTTGAACGATGAAGGCATTCAAGTATTTCACGCAAAATTTGCTGACAATGTGCAAAACCAAAGAGAGGATGAGCAACAGACTGCAGACGCCAAAGGAAGGATGAAAATTCATCCTGGATCGTTTTTCACCTATGCCGATGATATTGATGGAATCATCGTGATCGAGTGATGGCGGAAGCCTAGCGGGCAGATTTGCACGGTATCGGTGGGATTACATAGATCGCTTGACGTGCCACGGGTTCGAGGTGTTGGCACGATCCGTGTACTAGGTCCAGACGGACAGGTAAAGACTGAGTGCAGTGGTAAAAATTTATTGAATGCACGCTTTTGGGACAGCCTGCTAGTTAATGAAGGGCAGTACAATGCCACAAATTCCTCCAAAAGATTATTTAATATAAGAACATATATTGGATCGGACAAAACAATACCTAGCCCTTACGAAACAAGCGCTGACATGATTGGTGAAGGGACCGATCATCCTTCAGGAGTATTTGCAAGAGGCGCAGAGCCAGTTACAGACTTTCCATATATTCAAATCAGAAACTTATATCAAGTTACAGGAACAGCAAGAACAATTTATAGCATAGGATTGTTTAACGATGCCGGCGACCCACAAAACGACATTTCTACAAATCAACAATGTGTAACACGTTTACTATTACCTACTCCAGTAGTGCAGGGTGTAAACGATCAGATTGATTTAATCTACAGATTGTATTTTGAAGAGAACGCTAACAGCCCAACGCATCCTGCATATTGGGCAACGGTTGTTGACTGGGCAATGACTAGAACGAGCTGGCAAACGCTCGAACCAGAAAGTCAATTAGAATATGGATGCGTGCTTGGAATGGGTGGTGTTGGTTACAATCAATATCGACAATCTACATCCTTTCCTGTTTATAATGTCAACAACACAACCTATTCAAGAGGTGGTCAATGGTTGCGAGCCATAGATCATAGAGCGTTTAATACTGGCTCTGTAGATAAAACATTTTATAGAGGCACAAGCAACTCACATTATTACTGGGATTCGACATTTAGGACAAACAAAGATTATCTATATGGCGAACTATTTAACGAATGGTGGCCAAGAGATGGAGGGATACAAGTTTCATATCCAGCATGGCTAGGATCTAACAGTGGCATTCAAGGTAATACAATTTACCAGCACTCAGCATATAAACTTACAAAATTTAGAGAAGACGAAACAAACACAACA